TGCTCTTCTCGCCTCCATGTAATCAAAGCGCCGACATTTTTGGGGCGGATTTTAAGGGGTACGGTTCGCAACCAGTTTTCATATTCCGTCCCCGTATCATCACCACCTGTCCAGTCAGGGCAAAGAACTCCATCAATGTCCATCATTGTACCGGGAAGGTGAACGGCATCGCAGTGAGTCCATTGATAATGACGGGTACCAATAAGTTCACATCCATAGCAGTCAATAATACCTCCCCTGAGCTTTTCCTCTGGCCTTGTAGCGTAAACTACACCGGCATACACTTGCACGTTTGATTCTGGTAGCCTTGCCTTTGCATCTCTCATAGCAGACCCGGAAGCGCATATATCATCGACCAGTAAAATACTCCTGACATTGCGCTCAAGGTCTTTTGACACCCTGTGTTTGATTCCGGGTGTGTATGACCTTCCAGCTAAATATGAATCAAGGTCAGTGAAAGGTATATTCCTGTAGATTGATATTAAGTAAGCGACAATAATTCCGTCCCTTGGAATCCCGACTATCAAGTCCACATCGGGAATCTTGGGAAGCAATTCATTGATTACGTCATAGGATAAACGGTCGATTGTGTAATAGTTTTTTATCGGCGCCGTTTTTTTATAACCAGACCTGACGTGTTTGATAGCAGTTTTTCTTATGGGTTTTACGTGCCTGATTGGCCTTGCCTGTTTTACGGGTTGAAGTTCAGCAAATGGGTTTATCGGCCTTGCCGGTGCTATCGTTCTTTTCACTTTGTCTCCGTTTAATAGTTTTAGGAATGTTCTGTAATCACTCGGGTTGTCAAAGTCCTCGGTCATGTCGTTTATATCGGTGTGATGCGGTGTTAATTGTTCAGGTTTACAGGGAAAGTTTCTTGTTTTTGGATTTATCGGGTGTCCTATCATATAGCAGTGCAGAAATTGACCGAGTGAGTTTTCAAGCTTGCCGGATATATGAAGTTCCCTTAATTCGCCCGCTTTTTGAATAAGAAGGTCGTTAGATTTAATTGCGTATATTTCACGATTGTTTTTAAGTTTATTCGGGAAGCGCCTGCCAAAGAACCCCCAATTTGATTCGTCTTTTAATATAGTGTCTATCGCATCTTCAGTGTAATAAACATCGCCATATAGATAAATACACGGTGATAATTCCTTCGCTCCCCACACCCTATCTATAGAAACTTCGTTAGGTGACGTGATGTATTCCTTAACCCCAAGGTCTCCATATTGCCCGTATTCCCTAACTGTTACCCAGATGTCTTCTACTCCACGTTCTTTCAAGAGCCTAATTGTGCGCTTTATAATCGGCTCACCATCGACTTCAGCTAACTGTTTGGGAATACCGAGATAGTTTCCCCATCTCTTACATTTACCGGCAGCCATTATAACTACTCTCATACTTACCTCTTTTAATTACCTCTATTAATTACCTCTCTTTATTACCGGGGAGGTTTAACCGCCTCCCCGGTAATAACTGGATTACGAGCCTATTGCAAATGAACCAGTGACAAAGGCGCCAGGCCTGTAGATTGTCAGTGCATAGCGTTCCTCGGCCAGAATCGCAATCATATTCTGGATAAAGTACGAAGCATGATGTTCTGAAATCCTTACCGACGGGCCGGTTCTGTCCCAAATCTGCGCACCCAGCTTGAAAGCGCCGACAAGAAAAGTTCCGGCGGTTATAGCATCGGACTCTACAACAGGAACTCTCCACATTCTGGCAACTCCGCCATCGTTGACGGATACCCAGATGTAGTTTTCAGTCGTGTTCTTCAGGACTTCCATAGCTGCCCAGTCCTGCGGATTCAGTACAATACCGGATACCGGATAATATGCCTGTCGTGCCTGAAGGATAGCAGCCCTCAGATAATCAATCTGGGTTGCCCCCTCAATCCCCAGGTCGGTTATCAGGTTGGTATCGAAGTCGGTCGCAGCATCCACAATATCAGTGCAGAGGTCGGTATCCTCTACCAATTTCAGGCCATATATCAGGCGGTCGCCGACATAGGACTGGAGCATACCAACGTCCTCAATTATCTGGCGGGACGCAGGCACCCAGTGCGCAATTGTTTTGACGGAGGCGGTTTTAACATCGAAGCGGAAAGCGGATTCAGCCTTTGATGTCGGGTTGGACTGATAAGACTCGGCGGCTTCAGCTGCGGCATTGGTGTACAGCGTTTCCTCTGCGTATTCGATAGCATTAGAAGTGGTTTCGCCCTGTGCGAGTAGGTCACGGATGCGGAGGGGGGATTCGGGCGGGGCTATGATTCCGGGTACTCTCTGAGGTACAACAAGGTCTCCGGCAGATGCGGCTTGAGATGAGATAACCTCTTTTACCTCAAACGATGCTGATTCGAAGCGGCCAGATGCCAGCATATCCTTATAGGCCTTGGACTCGACGAACTGCCCACCAATTCCCTTATATTCCTTTCTTTCCCCAGTAGGAATACTAGACTTCTCTACCTTGATATTCAGGGCATCCAGTTTTTCTTCCAGTGATTTCAGGTTCTTGGCGGTTTCCTTCGCCACTTCGCCGGAGGCCTTGATTTCTTTATCCGCTTCCTCGCGGAACTTCATAACCTCATCGGCAACTGTTTCCATTTTTTGGGTAATTTCTTTTAATTCCACTTACTTAACTCCTTATTTTATTTAGTATTTGGTCTATGCGGGCGTTGATTTTTTCGATATTTGCGCCCTGTAATTTCGAGAGCGTGCGATTTAACGCGGCTTCCTCGTCCTGAGTGTCGGTTGACGGCTCAGTCTCCAGAAGTGCATCGCTGTCCTCGGTCAAGTCAACAATCTCTGCATCCTGTATTAACGCCTCAAGAGCGGTGATAGCTTTTTTAACAGCTACCCTATTGACAGTTATATCTTCAGAGTCTTTTATAGCTTCATCTTCAAGTGCGGTTTTAACTGACAGTATTTTAGCCATGTCGTCAGCTGCAAGGTTGCCCGGTACAAGCCCGACCTCATAGAGTTTTATCTCTTTAAGGTGTCTCACTCCGTCAATCATTTCTGCTTTTACCGTCTCATAACCGATAGATAGCGTCCTGATAACACCGGCTTTCATTAACAGGTAGGCTTCTTCTGCTTTCTGTACCCCCCGGACTAACTTACCTTTAATAAATAATCCGTCCTTGCTGTCAACAGCTTTAATCATTCCAACCGGGGAATCGGTATCATGTGGCGGGTATGTTGCTATAAATTCACCGGAATTGTCGTTTATTGTTTTAGTGAAAGAGCCGGGGTCAACAATATCCCCAACCCTGTCTTTTTTCTTACGGTATGCCGATGCTATTCCTTCGAACTCCCCTGACTCATCATCGAATGATTTAATCTCGAATTTGAAAGTCTTTTGATTCACGTCAAACCTCCTAAAATTAAAAAGGCCGCCTAAATGCGGCTCGGTGATTATCTTTGATTAAAATTATCTGTCCCAAGTCTCTATACAGCGGCAGTTAATAACTTCACCCGCCGCCCCAGACGGGTCACCTGGGTACATCAAGCCGTTAGAATAGCGTTCGTTGATTCCCCTTGTTTCGCCGTCTAACTGTGAATGGGAATCCCTTGTGCGTGCATCTCTTGCGCTTATCCACTGCTTTTTGGTAAAACCGAGGTCAAGGGCTGTTTGATGTTGTGCATATCCAGCAGCCGAGGCGGTCTCCGTTCTGGCTATTCTTATCGCCATTTGATAAGAACGGTCATCATAATACTCACGGATTACACTTGCGGTCTGCCTGACGCTTAATCCGTCCTCGATGCACTTGGCAATCATCTTCCCCATGTCATCTTTAAGTGTTCCTAGCACCGAAACCACCGATTCGGCAGCGTGTAGCTTAACCCATTCCATAACATAATCAGAGAATGGGTCGAACTTACACTCGGCGGGTTTTATCGATTTTAACCTTAATTCTGTTTGTTTCCCAAAGTCCTCTATGATAGTTAGTTGTGCGGCGGTTATAACCTCAGTCCATTCGTCGGTCATTTTATTGATTGCGCTTTCCACTTTCTGAATGCTTAAAGTAGTATTAATGGCCTTTATAACGGCCTTACCCGTCTTGATATACAGCGGCTCGAATAGTTTAGCCAACACATCCCAGTAAGCAACACGGCGGGAATCTACCCGCTTCCACTCACCGAGTTTGAATTCCTCGGTTAAGGATTTGTAAGACTTTTCGCCCTCCGTCTCTTCTTCTATATGTCCACTAACCGGCATTACATTAAACGGTAAATAAGTCCTATCCCACCCGGGGTATTCCTCCAGTCCCATTTCTAAAATTGAATTAATTTGAGACATCGGTACACCCAAAGACCACAACGTTTGCGCTTGGGTAACTTTCTCGCTGTAGTCTTCCCTGAGTGCGGCTACATTTGACAGGTCGTAATTTATCTCTATATCTTCGCCGTATAAGGGAGCTATCTTCAGATTAAGTGTGGCCTTAATATCATCCAACATCGGAATTCCAACATCTTCGTATAATCCCTTTCTGGCTTCAGCAACGTTGTTATAAGTAGAATTCTCCCTGTCGCCAACCCACCAAGGGTCAATGCCAATAGCCGCCGCCATCTGTCTTATGAGCTCTCTTTGTGACTGGTTATAATCAAGCTCAACAGGTGTTTGAGATGTTTCAATCCAATCAAGGTCATCTGATATAACCCACGGCTCACGCCTTGCTGTTTTGTCCAGAAATATATCTCTAACCCTGTTCCTCAATTCGTCCATCTGTTGTTTTTCAAGATGCGACTTGGGTTTGAATATTCCGCTTTTCATGCCCCTGTTTTGCATGGACACTTTCTGGGTATCTATACCCTCGTTGTAAGTATCAATCACTCTGCCAGCCGCTTGAATAGCCCCCATGCCGGTATAGAAATTACCAGGGTCAATTTGTTTAAACTGTATAAACGTCTCCCTCGGCACGGTAGTTTTTATTCCAGTGTTAGGGTCTGTGTACTGCCAGCCCGCCAGCCATTCGTTTTTATCCTTTGATGGAATAGGGGCGATTAAATCCGGCTGCTCAATCCAATACTCCTGGGGAATTTTTTTAAATGAATAAATCGGCCTCAGATAAGCAACCCCTCCGAGTAACATATGAGCGACAAGGTATTCCATGTTGTCCTGCCCTGAAAACTCGGGGTTCGGGCGCGCCCATGTTTTAGCAAAGTGATGATTGTCGATGACCTTCCTGTCTTTATCTGTTACGTACCAGGGAATGCCTGAAATAGCCTGAATAACCGCCCTGATGCCCCGATAGATAGGCACGGCCATCTTATAACCCTCTTTTATGGCTACCCTTGTTGAAATATCGGTATAAACAGGCTGCCCGGGTGTGGTAATAAGGGAATAAAAGCCCCGCAAGCTATCGGGGGTAGATAATGATTTTTTATTAATAAGTGCCATTCCGATTTTTGTTCTTATGTCCATATCCTATCCTATGTAGAAGACGTTAGATTTACCCGTTTTCCCGATTACAGCGTACCTTCTGGAATCCATCCCGTGCGAGAAGTTGTGCGTTGTCTTGTCGGTCAATTTCCCGTCTTTGTCGGGGATGTATCTGAAGTTCCTTTGCCCTTTTATGCAGTTTGTCGAATCCTTAGTCCAATACTGCTTATATTGACGTACCTTCTGGTGACCGTATTCCACAGAATCAGCCCCTTTCGGGCAGGCTTTGATATTGAATCCCCTTCTGTGTATTTCTTCAATAGATTTCGGTTCTGCTGCGTCTGCGAATATCTCATCGTAGTGTTGGCGGACTCCCAGTTCGTTCATCCTGTTGGAAATCATATCATTGGTTAATCCGGTTTGATAAATAAGCTCCTGGGAATATAACCTGTCTTCGATAATGACGTTCTTAGTCAATACGGATGGGTCATTCGAATACCCAAAATCTAAACCATAGAAGTAATCGCCCTGGGGGAGT